GATCTTCATCAATGTTAAAAGACGTACTACATGGTGGTAATACGCAACCCGTAAACTCTCCGGCAATTCTCCGCGTTTAACTGCTTCCATCTGCTGCTCAAGCTCGCGCTGTCGTTTGCGCTCGATGCGGCGGCGGGCGAATTCTGCGTTCTTTGCCGGGTCTTGTTTTGGTGCTGTCTCATCTTCCTTCAGGACAATCTCAAAGCCATCTTCCTGACCTGCATTGTCGTTGGCATTATCGACAACTAAGCTATCAGCAGATGCCGCTGCATAATCGCCGGACAGGGTTAAGTCTTCAGTTGCCTGAATTTCGGTGGTTGGTTCCATGATTAACTCTCTCTTATTGAGGTGTCTCGGCTACACTGCCGGAAGGTTGATTTTGTCTCTGCGATTGCAGGATGTTGGCAATGTCCATTCGCTGCTTGTGCGTCTGTTCATTGCCTTTAAGGAGTAACTCAGCATTTGCGCGAGCGTCTTCGCTGCGGTCCTGCTGGAATGAAGCAACGGTTTTGAGGAACTCTCTAAACTCAGATTGTTTACTGAGGTCCATGTTGTTGAATATTTCTGCGATTTTCGCAGCGTTAAGTTGGTTTTGAGCTTCGACTTTAGCCGCGTCGATTTGAAGAGATAGCGTCTGATTCTGCGCTTTAGCCAGTTCAGCCTGACCTTGCAACAGCACACCCTGCGCCTGAACCATTGCCGGGTCTTGCTGTCCTTGTTTGGCCTGCTGCGCTTCGACAAACCATTGCTGCTCTTCAGGTGTTTCCGGCTTCTTAACGCCCATCTGAATAAGCTGCTTATTGGCATAGTCACGCATCATCTCAACACCTTTACCATCAAGCAGGGTGAAGTACTGAAGCAACAACAGTTGATATTCTGGCGTTCCCTGCGGCGTCTTGCCGAGCAACTCAAGAATTTCTGCGCGGTTTTGCTGCTTCATGGACTGGAATGATGGCCCAACATCCGTGTAGCATTCATAGCGCCCCCTGATATCGTTCAGTACCTGTCGTTCACCAGTAGCAAGGTCAACAACCTCAGCCATTAGCTGAACATCTTTTTCGCTGCCATCCTCAAGGGTGATTGTCACGTTGCGAGGAACATCGTAGATGTCATTAACTATCGACTGGTAAATCTCACCGTCACGGCGCATAGCGGTAGCCAGATTATCCTGAAACACGTATGTCTCAAGGTCAGCACGCATGTTTAGCTGGTTAACAGTGTCGTAGGCTACCTGTCCACCGTTTACCGCCTCTGCATCAACACCTAGCGTTGCAACCTCTTTTACTGCACTGGTTGCAGCTTCCAGCATATAGGCATTGGCCTGTGGAACTTCCGGATTTTCGTAATATGCCAGCGGCTGAGTTGGCATTTCTCCGCTGTTTTCATCAGTGCGATTGAGCAGGTAGTACGGGTAATCGTCGTTACCGTCGTACATATGCTCAAAGCCTGCAATCTGCTCAGGCCAGAAGAACGGCTTCTTCTTCGGAGTACGGGCCACGATATCGGCGTTGAAGGACATAATCATGTTGCGCAGACGCTGACCGTCTTTTGTCAGGCGGACGACACCCTCATACACTTCTTTATCTTCAACGAAGCCCCACTCTCCGAATACCGGAACAATGGGGATATGTTCGCCAGCAATGAGTTGCTTGTCTTTCAGTACTGCGGTGCAGGTGATAATCGATTTGTATACCCGGCGACGCTTAATCTGGCGCTCTGCAATTTTGATAAATCCACTATCAGCCAGGTCGTCGATGACGTCTTTAATATCGCGCTTAAAGTAGCTTACCGGCTCACCCGTAACCGGGTCTTGGTAGATATACGCCGTCTCTTTCTTCTCGACCACTTCGTAAAACTCAGCGATCTGAATTGTGTCCTGCGTCAGCCATGGAAACACCCAATCGTTGGGGTTCTGGAATGATGGAATATCATCAGCATTGAGGTCGTATTTTTCTGCGAAATCCTCCCAACCATTCTGGCTCATTGAGTGGATAACTGTGCAGTGACGGGCGTCAGACTTGTCCATCAGTTTGCTGTTGCTGTCCCAGATAACATGGGAGCAGGCACTATGGATAGGCTCTCGACGGATAACCTGATTGTTGCTAGTTGGACTTTGGTCTTCGTAGTCAGTGACCAGACGCCACGCACCCACGCCTGCTTCAATCTGCTCACGAACGGCTATGTTGACAGCAATTTTCGCCGTATTGTGCCGCATGTCGGTGCGATACATGCCCATCAGCACATCAGCAGCGTCAGGACTTGCTCCATCCTTTGGACGATACAGAACATCAATAGGGTTCTGACGCATCTCAGAAACGAGCTTGCGCACTACCGGTCGAACGCAATCGAACTGCCCGCGATATTGCAGGGTTGTGTATTGTGATAGCCAGTCATCCCATTGGCTGATCCGACTAAAGAACAGGTCGTTCTTCGCCTCTCGTCTGGCTTCATCACTGGCTGTCCAGTCCGCATCAAAGCGCGACAGGATGCTCTCCAGCCTGTTTTCATTGTCGGCCATTATCGTCCTCTGCGTACTGGTCTAATCGGTGCGGGAATTGCTTTTGAAGGTTTGTTTTTGACTACCGGGAATGCAAATGTCAGCGCCAGCGCATCGGCCCGGTTGGGTGACGGAACGCCACGACGTTTCATATCGTCTTTGGACTCCAGAACAATCTTACCGTCTAGCTTCACTTTGTATTCAGGGGCGACAATCTCATCAGCGGTCTGCTGGTCATCAATGCTTCCGCCTTCATTCAGCCAGGATTTCATTGCGTTCCACATCTCGCCGCGCTTATTGAGCATTGCCGGGTCTTTCGATTCTCCCGCGAAGCTCACGAGTTGCCACTTTCTGCCCCACGACTTACCAACAGAATGAATGCCAGTTCCGTAACCGAAATCGATGAATACCGCGTCAGCTTTATGTTCATCTTCGATAGCAGCTACTACCTGCGCAAACTTCACATCGTCATCTGTTTTTGGGTAAGAACCTAAAAGCCTTGAATAAAGCCCCTGCCGCAGATAGATACACGCCTCATCACTGCCGGAGTATGCCGGGTCAACGCCGATAATCTTTGGAGCGAATCCATATTGACTGTGCTCCAGCTTTCTTGACATACCGGCATCAGCATAGCTTTGGGGAATAAATTGCAGGTCAGACGCAGACGGGAAGAGGCCACGAACGCGTACTTTAAAGAAGTCGCTATCCTCACCGTAATCGTTTCGCCATTCTTCAATGAGCTCTTTGTTCGTCATCTTCGCCAGACGACTATCAATTTGCTTGCGTCTCCAGCGATGCTTGAATTTACGGAAACATTCACGGAAGCGCCCGGTGTTACGTGTCGGGTTGCCGAACGCGAACCAGAAAGGCTCTCCGTCTGTCAGGCCGCCCTCAACCACCTCCCAAATCTTGTCAGGCACCGCCGAGGCTTCATCGAAGATATAGAACGGGCTTGAGTTTGCAGCGTGGAGGCCAGCAAATGATTCGCTGTTTTCCTCGCGACAGGTCTGGCCGTCACAACGCCATGACTCCATGTGGTCTACATGGTAGATGTTCATGTTGCCTTTGCCGTTGTTGTATTCGAACCAGTGCCCGGTGATACAACGCTTCTTCCATTTACCAAGCTCGCCCCATGTTTTGGTTCGAAGCTGCTCTGAGGTGTTGGCTGTTACAACGCCCTTGCAGAACGGGCGGGTGCTCATGATGTAGAGAATTACCCATGCAGTGAGTGCACTTTTCCCGATGCCGTGACCTGAGCTTGTTGCGCAGCGGTATGCTTCTACTGGCTTTACACCATCAAAGTTGTTAGTGCTAATCGCCTCACCCCAATCAGTGAGGAATTCTTTCTGCCACTCATCTGGACCGTCAAAGCCATCAAGCTCTCCAACTCCCCACTCAAATGCATACATCACAAATCCGAGCGGGTCATAGAAGAATCGCCCCATATCGTCGGCAAGCATTGCCTCAAATTCTGATGACATTACTCACCCCTTGCGCGTTTGCGGGCCTCCTGAATGCGCTGAATCAGGCCAACCTCTCCGGTATGTTCTACTTCCTGTTTGTCACGCCATTTATCTCGCTGCCTGTTCTTAAGCCAGAAAATGGCGGCAGTCGTATCGGGTGGATAATGTTTCACAGTAGGAGTTATGACGATCGAACCATCGACTGCGCGAATATCATCTTCTGGGTGTTCGTACCCGGTGGCGCGGTGGAATAACTTTGCGGCGACTTCACTGTCCGCAACAGCTTTACCCTTTTTTATGGACTCAAGAAAAACAGGATGCGCGTGCTTCCACGCATTGATTGTTTGCTCGCTAACTTCAAAGAAAGAAGCCAGTTCTGCATCTGTATGCCCTAACAGACAAAGTTTTCTCGCCTGCTCGGCATACTCTGGTTTGTAAGCCGATGGGCGACCAATTTTCTTCTCTTCAGCCGCCATATCATTTCCTCGTTAGCTTCCTTGGGTAGTTGCGATAGTCACGTTAGCCGAACCATCAAAGGACGTTGAACCTGTGACAGCGCCGGTTAGTGTGATAGTGCGAGCAGTAGATAACTTATCCCCCGTCTCTGCATTCGTTACTGAACCGCTTGCAGAAGTGTACTTAGCTTCAAATGCTGTCTTGCTCATATAGAGCAGCTCGCCGTACTGGCTCCGGAACAGATATCCGCCAACCTCTGGCTTGAATACGGCTACTGTTTGCGCTGACATGTACTGGTCAGCATACGGGCCGTCGAATTCTGCGTTTGCACTTCCGTCATTAGCGTATTTGATAGCTTTAATCGGAAGAGCAGACACATATACACCGTCAGCATCTTTGTAGAGAGGCCATGATGGCGTGAAGTTTGGGTTTGCCATTACTTGGCTCCTTCTTTTTCTGGTTCATGAAAGAACGGCAGGAAGTGACTGAACATTCTGTCAAGCATGTAGCAGTAGGTTTCGTTTGCGTCGCCAGGATGAGCGGTTACACCAACATCTCGGCAGACATAGAATGCAACGTGAGCGCATTCATGAACCAGTGTGGCAGCATTTCCATTGAATACCCCAAGCAGGTAAAGGTTCTCGCCTGTTTCGGTATTGCAATATGACTGTGTTGCCCCCGCCAGCACCTCATTCCCGCCGCTATCAACTCCAAGATGAATACAAGCCTGATCCCACTCTTCCTTTGAACGACACAGGTAGACATTGGCGCTATGGAACAATGGCACGAAGAACCGGGGAAGTTTAGGCCACTTCGTCTTTGCCATTCGTTATGCTCCGGTAGTGAACAGGTCTAACGCTTCCTTCGATTTACGCACCGCTTCGATAGTGCGAGTCGTGATATCTGAATTAGCGCCGCCTGACTGGAAGTGAATTTTGAATAGCTCAAGCTTCAGCTCGTCAGTGCCAATGAATTGAAATGCTTCCTCTGCTGCTGCGTTCTGGTTCATGACCAGTTTGTAAATCTCTAACTGGAATTTCTGTTCTTCAGTCATGGGAATAATATCTGCCATTGTTGGCTCCGTTTATCCGTTAAAAGGGATATCAGTTAAGTTATCCCGTGTAGGGTATAAGCCATTATCAAAGTCACTCGGCATGGAATGGCTTTTGTAATAGCAATAAAAAAACCGCCCGGAGGCGGCTTGTGTTAAAGCCCCAAGAGAGGCTTAAAGTCATTTAGCTTCTCTGCTTTAATAACCAATCCGAGATTCATTGTAATTTCCGAACGCACAACTGGTGTGGCGACTGTTGGTACGTCAATAATTTCAATATTCCCACTAACATTCGTTACCGGCCCTGCATACAGCAACCCAAGGAAAATTAATCTCTCCCCCATAGCAATACCATCATTAGTAGCATATGAGCCTTGGTTCATTATATAAACAGGAGAACCGCTAGAACCACCGAAGCAAGCCATATCAATGAGGAATTCAGGCTTACCCTTCCAGTTTTCCATAGGTGATGATGCTGTGATGCCTTTCCTGGTAACAGGCCTATTGTTTACAGAATCCCATAATCCATTTGGATACCCTGTCATGTAAACGTCTTCGACAGGAGTAATGTAATTGTTACCACGCATCTGACGATCTGAGAAAAAGAAGAGTTCTGGGCGAATGCCACTTTTCTCCATCTCATTCAGCAATCCAGCGATAGGCAATATGCATATATCAACATTATCATCAGGGTGCATAATGAACGCATTTGCCCCCTCTGGAATTGTTAGGTTATAAAATTTTATTTCAGGATTTGCGCTGTCGGTAATGTTTAGATGTAGTCTAACTTCTGTTGCCCCGTTAACGACATGCTTATTAGTTACCAAGAGTGGAACAATCTTTCCACCACCTTCCATAACAAAGCAAAACCAGAAAGCAGTTCCTACCGAGGTTCCCTCTGGAGTATCACTTTCAACTCTAAGTGTAGACTTATAAATATCTTGACTGACAGACATATCCGTAAATCCCATATTTAAAAAGGGGATCAATATAGCATCAATCACATAAGAATTATCTGATCTGCTCGATGTATTGACCAAAGATATAAAACTTCTTCATGGCAGCAAAATAGTCTTCTACAGAGAGGTCCGAGACTCTTCAATCTTCTTGATACTAGCCTTATCGATGTTGCACTGACCCAGCGCCGATAGCAGGCTGACATTCAGATCCAGACTGGCCCCATAGGTCAGCGGTTCGGGAATGGCTGGCTGTTGCGTCTCAGCTGTCAGGTTTGCCGGTAGAGGCGCTACCGGAACCGGTACGTAAACTATCCGCGAATTGCCGCAGCCGGTCAGCAGCAGCAGGAGGCACAGGCCGATGAGCGCAGTCATCATTCGCAATAGCCACTTTGATATCTGCCTGGGCTCCCTGTGATTCCAGTGTGATCTGGTTCTTTGCATCCTGGTTGGCCTCTGAAATGGCATTGATGATGTTCACGAACTGAATGACGTTGGCGGTGATCGCCTCGGCGGCGTTGGCGTTCTGCTCGGCAGCATCTGCGCGTAGCCGTTCCGCCTGGTACTTATCGTGGTAATGGCTGGCTGACCAGACGATGCCGCCCAGTACGCTCAGTGCGAACGCGAAGATAATTATCTTGTAGTGGATCCTCATTGCTGACCCCACAAACAGACTTCTCGCTCAATCTCACGACGAGTCATCAGGCCTTTCCATTGTTTACCGCCAGCGTATGTCCAGCGACGTAGCTGATCACATGCGCCTTTGATGTCACCCTGATTTATTTTGCGAAGAAGTGTCGATGTTCTGAAGTTTCCTGCGCCAACATTGTAAACGAACGAGTAAAGAGCGCCGCGCGTTGTTTCCGGTATATCGACTTTGATGTACGGGTTAATTTGCCTGGCGACAGTGGCAAGCTCTTTATTCAGGAGGGTTTTACATTCTGCTTCGGTATACGTTTTACCAGGCATGATGTCTTTTCCGGTGTGGCCATAACACACAGTCAACACACCAACTACGTCCTTATATGGTTTGTATTTGACACCCTCCAGACCATCGTTACCACCGGGGCCAGTGATTAACACAGATGCTATGGCAATAGCCCCGCCACTTATCGCCGCTATTACGCTATTTCGTAGTGCCGGTGACATTGCCATTCAATCTGTCCTCACGCTCTTTGCGTTTGTAGTACCAGTTGATGCCAAATGTGCCGACAGTACAAAGAATACCAATGATTACAGCCCAGTCATTCAGGGAGAGAATGCCACCCATCGCAGTCAGTCCTCCGAAGCTGTAACTGAACCATTCTCTGATTTTGTCCATACGGTACATGCTCTACCCCCTTTATTGAGGGGATTTGCTCTATTGAATTAGGAATAAGGTCGATTACTGATAGAACAAATCCAGGCTACTGTGTTTAGTAATCAGATTTGTTCGTGACCGATATGCACGGGCAAAACGGCAGGAGGTTGTTATCGCAACCTCTTGCCACCCGCTTTCGCGAAGGTCATGTGTAGAAGGCCGCAGCATAACTATCACTGATTAGTTCAGGATAGCCAGTGGCTACGGCTCAGTTATGGTGCTGGTTAACGGACTTGAACCGCTACCCATTCGCTTACAAGGCGACTGCTCTACCATTGGAGCTAAACCAGCATGTTTGGCGGGACAGCGTGGACTCGAACCACGATAAGAAGGTTAACAGCCTTCCGTAATGACCTTTATACGACTGACCCAAATAAAAAAAGCCACCGTTGCAACTTAAGAGTCACTAACGGCAGCTTACCTTCTAATTATGGCTAAATGGATAATTGCATGTCAAGGCTTTTAACAGCAACATGCTTAACTTTCTCAACACGTTTACGCATTTTGAAAGCTTTTTGCATTGGCTGGTATAAAACAAATAATGACGCTTTCAGGATGTCGTCAATTTCATTTCTACAGGTTGCCAGTGAAGGTTTTCTCCATCCCTCGCCACCACGTCCACACATCTTGCGTGGCTTTGCAGTCGCGTGATAGTAGGATGCAATTGCTCGCTTGGATGAACCATGAGCGTAGTAGCTGAGGAGGATGCCAAAGGCTTTCTTGTCAATGTACATGACGGAATCGACGACCTGAGAAATCAACATTCCATCATCATCATTGCACATTGGTCTTGTCATAACTCTCCCCGGCTCTACGCTCTCCATGAACTGCGCTATAACGCTGCTCATGCGTTTTTCGAGTCTTCCTGAATAAACCCATGCTCCCCATAGCTCAAGCCACCCATTAAGCCAGTCATGCTGCTCTTTAGTGAGGTTCAATTCTCGTATACTCATGCAGCATTGCCTCCCGACGGCTTGTTCAATCCAAGCCGGTTCACCAGTTCGCGCTCTCGATCATGCAGATAATTCATTGCCTTCTGGTGTTGCTCTGTCATCTCTCTGATGCTGCGCAATTCAGCTTCGTCACGTTCACGCTGCTGTTTCGCCTGGTTAATGCTGGTTACGGTCATAAATACCTCTCCCGCCCTGATGAATCATTAAAACGCCGTTAACGATGGCGTGATGCCTGGCTTCTTTGTCGTACAGATAACGCCTGACTGTGTTGCGGTGGCACGATAAGCGCCGAGCGACTTCTGTCTGGTTTCCGTATGTCTCAATGAGTAACTCTGGGATGGTTTTGATAGATGGAGTCATGCTGCCTCACTTCTGCTTTCACACAGGTCTTTAAGTTTCTGCTGATACTCACCGTATTTCGGTTGGTATCCATTTGCCTTCTTACCTCGATGTGTGAGCTTTTGACCGAATAGCGCCTGCTCTACGCTCATGCCTTTCCTAAGCCTGAACAGAATTGTATTCCCGGCGATGCTTACTCTTGGGTCACGCGACCATTCCGCTGGGGTTTTTGTTTCCCCATTGAAGGTGATGGCGTGGCTGGTTTTTCTGGTATGTGAGGGGATATGAATACGTGATCGCATTACATTGCAGGCATTGCATAAAACTCTAAGGTTATCTGGGTTGTTGTTATTGACTCTGTCATCCTTGTGGTCAATATGCGCATTCGCCCAAGTAACATATTTTCCGCACAATTCGCATGGAGGTAAATGCTCTCCGAACTTTGCATACACAGCCTTCCTATGCTCGTACACGAATCCATTCTTCATTGCCAGGGGATGAGATGGCTCTTTAATCATCACGTATCCCTTGGCGTTCGCCGAGATGCCTTTTCCTTTTCCATGTTTAGTCAGTTCGTATGTTCCGTATCGCATCATTCTGAAGTAATGCTTTTGGCATACCTGCTGTTCCATGTACCTGCATTCGCGATCGCAACCATCAATCTTGCATTTCATGCGGCCTCCAGTAGTTCCGTAATCATTGGCAAATTTCCGCACGTCTCAGTCACTACCAGCACAAGCATCCCTCCTTTAATCGTCTGACAGCGCTTGATACGCATATCGTCTATCTGACCGTCATCCAGCCAGAATCCCGCACTGGTGAGTGCGTCAAAAACGGCCTTTGGCAAATTGTCCAGGTCGCGTTTGCGGTTATCGGGAGGTGCTGCGTGGATGGTGATTCTGATGCGTGGTGTTATTTTGATGTCTAACTGTTGTTGCTGAATTATTTCGATTACTTCTCGCCGGTATCGCTTTCCCCAATCGCTGATGTAGTGGATTCCTCGTGAGTGACGCCAGTAGCGGTTATTGGATGGAGGCCACGGCAACGCTATACGGTATTCGTTCATCGCACTGTTACCCTCCCTTCGCGTGTTAACTTTTGCAACGTTAAGACAATGGCGCGGTCCATTTCTGAGCGTCGCTCTTCCCGGCTTAAATCTTTTCCGTTGTCGATTCGCTCATGGCATGACGGGCAAAGCGCCGCCGTTAGGCTGTCGTCAACCTTTAGCCCTATTCCCTTTCCTTCGTTGCGATGCGCAGCCTGAACTCCATATCGACCACACAGAACGCAGCAATCTATCTCCCTTACTGCCTGAAGCCATTTATTGCTCCTGAATATCCTCATTAGACATATCTCCATTCGGATCGCTCATCAGTTCTGAGCAGCTCGCTTCACACACATGAACTTCCAGCACATGCAGCTTCTGACCGCAGTTAGCGCACGTTAAAGCTCTCTCGACGCTTTCTTTCTGGTATTGAAGGGATTGGGATGGGCTAAGCATTAACAACCTCCGTACAAATTTTCACGAATGCTGTTGCTACTTCTGCATTGATTGCGTTTCCATATCCAATAATTCGCTGATCTTGATTGCGCTTTGCCATTCTTCCCAGTGTGGACTTGCCTCGTCCCAAGTTTTTGGCAATGCCATTAACCATCGGGAATGAGCCGGGTCTAACTGGACGATATTTTTCATCTCTACAGTAAAGCCAGTCCGCATCTCTCCAGAAGCCGTTAACCGGTAATGGGTACATAGCTTCACCGTCCCGGGAAGTTTCAAGCAGATTCTTGGGGTTCCGCTCTTGTCTTTTCCGCTGTAGCAATGCGTTGAACCTGTTGCATCGTTCGCTAAAGGAGTTTGCCATCCCGCTAGTCTCACGCATCCAGATAGGTTCTGAATTCCCCTGCGTGTCTCTGGCTGAAAGTTGATATTTGTCGTTGGAGTAGGCCACCCAATACAATCGCTGCCTGATGTGCGGAGAACCGAAGCCCGCAGCGCAAATATCGGTACCTGCAGAGGTGTAGTTCGCACCTTCCAAGTCAGTTTGTACAAGGTCGAGCCAAGCGAGGCCGTCTGCGCTTGCAACCTGTTCGCCAATAACGATGCCAGGATTGCATTTTTCAATAAGCCAGAAGAATGCCGGCCATAAGTGCCGCTCGTCATCAACCCCTTTTCCTTTGCCTGCCGAGCTGAAAGGTTGGCATGGGCAACTTCCTGTCCAGATACTCTTGTTGTCTGGCCATCCTGCTTTTCTAAGTGCATAGCTCCAAACTCCGATTCCTGCAAAAAAGTGGTGCTGGGTAAATCCTCGCAAATCACCTGGTGTGACATCTTCAATACTCCTTTCATCTACATAACCGGGGGCAATTTCTCCGGCGTCAATTAAGTTACGCAGCCATTGCGCTGCATACGGATCTATTTCGTTGTAATACGCAGTCATCGTCATTTCCTCGCACGATGTCTTAGCCACCGGATATCCCACAGGTGAGCCGTGTAATTGAAGGTTTTTACGTCAGATTCTTTTGGGATTGGCTTTGGTTTATTTCTGGAGCGTTTCGTTGGAAGGTATTTGCAGTTTTCGCAGATTATGTCGGTGATACTTCGTCGCTGTCGTGCCATACGTCCTCCTTCGTCTCTGGCAGCGGGAAATTACCTACTGGCGACCGCTCACATCTGATACACCATTGGTGCCAATAAGGTTGATTTGGCCGGAATCGATAATCGTCTTTGCTTTCTCCGCAGCGGTAGCAGTGTTTCATGCAACTCTCCCTGTTCGTTGTGACCACTCGTACTCTCGCCGGGAATCATCACTCCATCGCACGTTACGTTCTGAGCCGAACCAGAACATAATTTCGATAAGCTCTGTCATGCTCGCCTTCCTCATCTTGCTGGTACGCACCCCAAGAAGAACAACACCGCCATCAATACCTGGTACGCTTCTTTGCTCCAGCTTTTTAGTCTTGAGCCACAGCGCGGTGAAGATGTCTTTCCAGTCTTCCGGAGACAGTCGTTGACCATGCCAAAGCACCTGACGGGAGACGTCCTGAAGCATCGGCCACATACGGTCGTTCTGCGCTTTGGTTCGCTTAGGTTCTTGGACGTGGACTTCGTGGGGTGACTTGTCGTCGATGGGTAGTGAGAGAATGGCGTCTATGGCGTTATTTCTGATTGCTTCGTTGCGAAGCAGGAATAATTGCTTCACTTGCCCTCCTGCTCTTCTCCTTGCGCTTATCCGCGTAATACCGGTTTAATTCGTCAGACATCCTCTCTCCGATAAGCGGCCATGACTCAAACCTCGCATTCGCAAAATTCTCAAGCCATCTCGCAAAATCATCCAATTTATCTGCTAACCAATAAACAAAATATGACAGCCATACTGCTGAAGCCAAAAAGATACGATGCGGATTAAGGATGAAAATAAGCGATATTTTCATTCCTCGTGATACTTTGCTCATACTCACTCCTTCACTTTGATTCCGGCTGCGCGGATGGCTTCTGCGCATTCCTGAATACCAGCGTTTCTTCCATCATCCCAATCAACCAGGTCAGGAATGGAGGAGTCATCGCTGGAAATATCATTTTTTGCTGGCAACTCAATCGCAATAGCAGAACGTGAAGCAGACCATATTTTCTCTCCCCATCCCTCAGCGTAACTTTTCCGAAGCTCTTCTTGCTCAGGGTGTCTCCACCATTCCAAAAACTGCTTTCTTGATTCATCCATATTCCTCTCCATCAATGAACCTGCTCGCCATCGCTAACTTTCAGACGCATTGTTCCGTCTTCCCATTCGTGCAGATACTCCGTCTTATTCTCGGCAGCCATAAAACCACGGGCATAAGACAGACAGTAATTCAATGGGCTTTCTCCGACCTTAGCCAACGCATCCATAGCATCACAAAATAATTTCTCTGCTTGTTTCTTTCTCATCATTTTTCTCCACCACAAATAAAAAGGCCTGCGATTACCAGCAGGCCTGTTATTAGCTCAGTGATGTAAATCGTCATACGTCAGCCCCTTGTGCATATCGCTTTCTGCGTCCAGCAGGTACATTTGATGCCGTGCAAATCTGTCTGGCTTCGTCCTGGTCACATGCAACAAAGTGTCCGTTGCAGAACCGCTGGTAAACCGTACCAAGCGAGCCAAAACGGTTTTTCGTCACGATGATTTCAGCAAATGGTGCGGCGCTACTGTTCTCGTCGTATACCGCTTCCCGATAGAGCATGATGATTGAGTCTGCGTCCTGTTCAATGCTTCCTGAATCACGCAAATCTGCGTTTGTCGGGCGCTTGTTTGGCCGCTTCTCAACATCGCGGGAGAGCTGGCTTAGGGAGATAACTGGAGTTTTCAGGTCTTTCGCCATCGCTTTCAGGCTACCGGAGATATGTGCTATGGCGAGGTCATTACGTTCCGCTTTTGGTTTCTCAATTAGCCCGAGATAGTCAGCCATAATCAGTGACAGATTAGGATGCTCCTGCTTGTGGCGTTCGGAAATGGACCTGATTTCTTCGACAGACAAACGCGATGCGTCAACTACCCACACATCCAGATCTGCCAGCAACTTCATCCCGCTTGCAACTCTCGCCCATCCTTCATCGTCCATTCGTGACGGGTTACGCAGCACACTGACCGACATCATTCCTGCGCCGGCAATCCCTCTCTCAACAACCTGAATGGCGCTCATTTCCATCGAGAAAATCAACACACCGCGCCGGACGCCAGAACCAGGAATAACACGACTTGCCACGCCTTCGGCTATCTTCAGCGCCAGTTCGGTTTTACCCATACCTGGACGAGCAGCAATAATCACAAGGTCTTCTGCGTTCATCCCTCCGGTGATAGCATCAAGCTCTTCGATTCCGGTCTTCAGGGTATCAGACTCTTCTCCGTTCCTCAGACGCCTGTCAAGCGTGTCAGTGTAATCACTGATAATTTCCCCCAGTCGCACAGGTTTAACCTCGTCACGTGGCTTCCTGATGGCTGAAAGGCGCTTAACTAGATCGTCCATCGCTCTACCTGAAGCATCCAGAGTGCCGTTACTGATTGGCTCTCGCATCTCATCCAGTAGCTGTAAAACCTGACGCCGTTGATAACTGTCTACAACCATTCCGGCATAACCTTTCAGGTTTGCAGCGCTGGGACATGACCGCGCAGTCATCATCACCGCCGTTGCGTATTCATCCCCGCACTCCTCGGCCACCATCAGTCCATCAATCAGGTTCCTGTTTCTGGCCTGCTTTCGAATAACTTCAAAAGCTTTCCGGTAAAGCGGAATTGAGAATGCTTCAGGCTCCAGCGTTGCCAGAACGTCACTCGCGGTTGGTGTTAATCCACCAATCAGCAAGCCACCGATAACGCTCGCTTCGATATCCTGTCTCATGCAATCCCCCTGTCTGCAAACTTCCCTTCCCGAACTCCCGTTAACGAATCTTCCCTCAGCAGGTAATCAAAATCAGCCGTCCAGCCTGTGTCGTTGTCTCCGAAGTAAAACGGCTTGGCCTGATGCACAAACGCCCTGACATACGCCCTGAAACCGTCCACGTTTGGCGTTTTCAGTTGCGGGATGATTTTCTTCAGGCGGCGTTTCCGTTTCTCGTTGACCGAAACAGCATGTGGAAGTCTGTCACCAACTTCGGTGTTGTAGGCGTTCAGGAAGGATTCATAGTCGATTCGTTCTGCCTTGCGACGTTCAGGTTTAACCTGCTCATTGCCGCCCCCGTTAGGGGGTAAGGGGGTATTTGTATTTATTGTCTTTTGTATATTGTCTTTTGTGTTTGACTGATTCGGTAAATTGGTTTTTACCGATTTGGTGAAGGTTAGTTTTACCGATCTGGTAAATGTTTTACCGAATCCGTTAACCTTCGTCTTCCACTCGGAAATATTTTTATTCATACCAACCTGACGCCCCACCTGAGTGAGAACTCCCATTCTGATAAGCTCGTTTTTGGCGGTAGAACATTTGGTTGGCGCCATACCAGTGAGTTCAGCGAACTGTTCATTTCCGATCCAATCTATTTTTTTGTTATAACCGTATGTCTTGCGCCACACAGCCATAACAATCAGTAGCTGATGTTGAGTAAGCCCAGAAAGCATGACAGCTTCCAGCAGTGTATTTGCAGTCCGGGTGTAGCCATCGTCGAGTTCTGCCACGCGATGCTCCACAACCTCCAGATGAGGTTTTATCGGTGTAACTGTTGCAAGATTACTCATGACCTTTCCTCTTCAGTATTAGCTTCACTTTCTCCAACTCAGCCCGAAATCGACCAGGCTGTTTGAAGCTGGATAAGAACCGATCACGTAGTATGTTTTTGTGTAATTTGTCCTGGTCAGGACTGAGTTGTTTTGGCATAATTACTCCTGTGGATTGATCCAGTCTTTCTACATCAGGCCTCGAAGAATTCGCCGTTCTTCGGGGCTTTTTCTTTTGTCAGGTAGGTAGCAAGTCGCCTGGTGAGCTCTGCCATTTCCTCGTCTTCGATTCCATACTCCAGAACCGCAAGCATCATGCTGACCTGAGAGAAGAAACCGTTCTTCCATCGGCTTACCTGGTATTCAGGAACACCCATAGCTTTAGCGAATGTCTTCTGGCCCATCATGGCTAACTTGTTGAGTAAAGCGGACTCAATGCGAGCCGCCTTCTTGCTTTTAGTTGCAACTACGTTCATTCAAAATATTCCTTAGAAATTAGATAGAGTTGGATTCGCAAATACACGCAAATCCGTTGAATAGATTTACCGCGTTGTCGGCGGTTCAGATTGGTAAAGAGCGGTACTACTTAGGCAGCATTAAGTTCAGGTGGGAACACATCGTCTAGCTGAACATTCGCGCCAAAACTGTTGAGCGCCTCTACGAGCTGGCGGCACATTCTCAAATCCGGATGGCGTCGCCCTGATTCGTAATGACCAATTGCTCCCTGAGTACACCCAACCTTTTCGGCCAAAACGGCCTGGGATACCTTCATGGTTTCCCGGATTTTCCGAAGATTGCTCATCGGTATATCTCCTCAGGATGGTACGTAACTTAATAATACATTTCGTACTAAATAAAAGCAAGGTAATTAATACAATATGTGTGTTGCCACAGTCAATACATCTCGTAATAATCGGCGCATGAAAACACCGTGGAATGAGCTGGCGAAAGCCAGAATGAAACAAATAGGCCTAACCCAGGATAAACTTGCTGAAGCTCTCGGTAAGACTCAGGGGGCGATAGGTCATTGGCTTAATGGCCGCCGCGAACCAAGTATTGAAGATATTGCAGCGATCATGAAGCAGCTAGGATTGAAGGAGCTAGTATTAAGTTCTGATGGGATGGTTGATTATCCAGACTCCAACCTGAACAATGTTTCAAGTCCTCGTCCACACACAGAAATAAGGAGATTTCCCCTGATTAGCTGGGTGAGCGCAGGTAACTGGTGTGAGGCTGTTGAACCTTACCAATTCCGAGAAATAGAGGTGTGGCCTGAGACAACTGCACATGCAAGCGAAAGGTCATTCTGGCTAACCGTTCGTGGCGACTCTATGACATCTCCTACAGGATTAAGCATACCGGAAGGAATGCAAATTCTTGTTGATCCGGCTATCGAACCGACTAATGGAAGACTCGTGGTGGCAAAGCTTGAGTCTGAAAACGAGGCAACCTTCAAGAAATATATTGTTGACGCTGGACAGAAATATCTTAAACCGTTAAACCCCAGCTATCACATGATCCCCATAAACGGAAATTGTCGCATTATCGGTGTTGTCATTGAAGCAAAATGGCAAGGCCTATAACAATTCCCTCCCCTAGCCCGCTTATGCGGGTTTTTTAATACCAAAATATTTTTTCCATTCATTTTCATACACATAGTATTTATTTATCAATTTTAAGTACATTTTGTATTGACGATATTAAGTACATTTTGTATTGTTTAGCCATCAGCAGGACGCTGGTAGGCAAACGGAAAGGCAACGCTCTTTAACTTCGATGATGCGCTGACAAAGCGCGAACAAATACCAAACTAGATGGGCTTGGGTTGCAGGTAGAAGCCAACCTCTTCGGCGGAGGCGCTCGGCAATGAGTACGCGGTGAGGGTTAGTCGCCTGGCTATCTGCAACACCAAAGCCATTTCACATGAGGATTAAATCATGACGGTTATCACCTACGGGAAGTCAACGTTTGCAGGCAATGCTAAAACTCGCCGTCATGAGCGGCGCAGAAAGCTAGCCATAGAGCGCGACACCATCTGCAATATCATCGATTCAATTTTTGGCTGCGATGTTCCTGATGCTTCTCAGGAGGTCAAGTCACATCGTGTTGACAGGGTAACAAAAGCCGTTTCACGTGCCGGGAACAAAGTTAAGCAGCAAGAAGTTGAGCGCAAGCAGAACCGCATTTACTACAGCAAGCCTGGCGAACGCGGAATAACATGCAGCGGACGCCAGAAAATTAAAGGTAAATCTATACCACTTATTTAGAAAATGCAGATTTAGGGAAAAGGTAGGAGGCGTTACACCTATGGCATCTCATTTTATGGTTAGAAGGTGGTGCAAATCCTTCGTATTGAAGTATGGATTTCACCGAAGATTCATAGCATTGAGCGCAAAGATAGTGCATTGGCTGACCGGTATTGGCCGATTTCTTGAGGCGATAAACTACCGTAGCAACAGTAGGTGTATACATCTCATAGTTTTTCTTTTCCTCTTCCCACTTAGAGGCTCGATTTATCTTTTCTTCAAGCTCAATAATCTTGTCCTTAGAAATCATCAAAAGCTCATTAAGTGACATTTGCTGCTGTTGAGCATCCATGAGCTTATCGACAAGTTCGTATGTTTTTTCTTTTACTGAGTAGTCTATTTGCATTTTCTGGATTTCCTTTACTGCGCCAACAGCACTCATCAGAGCTCCTCCGGCACCAGAAACTGCATCTGTAATCCTACTAATTATTCCTTTTTCATCAGACATATAAATCACTCTCTTACTGTAGGGGTAAGAGGATTTTACTATTTTTCTCGCTGTAGGGGTACACGAGAACCACCGAGCCTGACGTGGCTAAAAGACAGGCACAATCTTTACTACCGCAATCCACTATTTGAGGTGAGATATGGAAGAACAAGCAAACAATATTCTCGTAGAACTACTGCAAAAAGCCAGTAATGGAATAGATGCGTCTGTTTCATTTATCCAGGCACAGATTCCTGATGTTGTTCATCAGTTGCTGCTATGGAATATGGTTGACAGTCTGATTAAAACATTAATAGCCATTCTAACAATCCCCCTGGTTTTCTGGTTTATGAAGAAGCAGTGCCAAAGAGTTGAGACAGGTAAAATCGGTGATGAAGGATATTCATGGGAGAAGGGAAATCCCAAATACAGGCCGACAATGGTTTGGGATAGCAAAGGTGATATTAATCTTCTTATCATGCCATTGGTTGGAGTTTTGACTCTGTGGGGTATTTTCATTATTGGTGCAGTAACCAATATGACTTGGTTAAAAATTTGGCTGGCTCCAAAGCTTTACCTTATCGAATATGCAGCATCATTGGTTAAGTAATTTCAGGCCGCATAGTCGGCCTTTATTTTTGGCATAAACAATAGAGGCGAAGATGAATTACACACCCGGACCATGGCAATGGTGGACAAGTAACAGCTTTCTGCGATTAAGCAGTCAAGCTACAGGTAAAGATGGTGGCGTCATCGACTCTTATGTCATGAAGGATGGTCACTCATCACTAATCGTTAGCAAAGAAGATATGAATCTGATAGCAGCAGCACCTGATTTGCTCGAGGCTCTTCAATTGGCTGAAAAAGCGATGGCAGAAGGACGCAATGTGACCTATCCGGAGTGGTGCGGGGTAATCAATAAAGCTCGCGCAGTCATCAGCAAGGCTCTTGGGGAGGAGTGATGGAAATAAATAAAGAGCAGGCATCAGAAATTATAAAACTTATCGAACAAGCATTACTTGATGGGTTTGATGATGAAATTCTGGTTTCGCTACACGAAAGTCTTACCAAATTTGTCAGCGAATAAGCACCTAATGACCATTTTAATAGTGGTCATTGTGAGCAATATCGCTCGTAACCAAACGAGGACGACGACTCGTTCTGGTTAATCGAAAAATCATCCCTTGATGTTATTTGCCGCTCGCAGTCAGGGCGGCTTTTTTTACCAGTATATCAATAGCGCTTCATATCGAGGCGTTTTCGCTATGCCAATAAATAAAAATGGAGAATCCCACGATGACATTTGCTATCGCGGGCGGTGCCGTCATGGGTATCGCCCAACTTAATGAATCACTTTTAGAGCGTATCACCAGAAAATTACGGGCCGGATGGAAACGTCTCGGTGAAATTCTTAATCAGCCAGGAGTACCACGCCATGACCATTACGCCTGTTAACGGAACAATTCTTGTTCAGCAAGGAAACAGGGAGTTCAACAAGCTATATGAGAAAGTATTTCCGGATACAAAACAGGGATTGTCTGATGCGTATACATGGGCTGCCGGAATAGCTCTTGGTTGGGATAAGTGGCAGGACGAAGAATGGGAGGCGAGTCATGTTGCATGATTTTGATGATGATGAATTTATTGCTCTCATATCTCCAGAAATTGAGGAAGAAGTGGAGCAGCAAATTAACTTAGCCGCAGAACGGCAGAATCCGATTATTGGTTGGGATGAATTCGCGGGGTATTACTCATGAGCAAAGAGTTTTACGCAAGACTTGCTGAAATTCAGGAGCACCTGAACGCACCAAAGAATCAGTACAACTCGTTTGGTAAATACAAATACAGAAGCTGTGAAGACATTCTGGAGGGTGTTAAGCCACTACTGAAAGGCCTGTTCCTGTCTATCAGTGATGAAATCGTGCTGATTGGCGACCGTTATTACGTCAAGGCCACCGCGACCATTACAGATGGTGAAAATAGCCATTCAGCAAGCGCTATAGCGCGAGAAGAAGAAAACAAGAAGGGAATGGACGCAGCTCAGGTAACTGGCGCTACAAGCTCTTACGCTCGCAAATATTGCCTGAACGGTTTGTTTGGTATCGACGACTCCAAAGACGCGGATACTGACGAGCACAAACAGCAGCAGAATGCAGCACCTGCGAAGCAAACTAAATCATCGCCTTCCTCCCATGCTCCTGAACAGGTTCTTAAGGCATTCACTGAGGCCGCAATGCAGAAAAACACGGTGGAAGAGCTTAAACAGGCTTTCGCTAAAGCGTGGAAGATGCTTGAGGGAACAGAAGAGCAAGCGAAGGCTAAGGACATTTACAACATCAGACGAGACGAATTAGAAGGAGCGATCGCTTAATGGCACATTCAATCACTGTACGACTAAACAAGCCAGCAAGAGAGTTTCAGGCTGGAGAAAATATCGGATTCAACATTCGTGCTGGCGTCCAGTATTACGACCGCCAGACAAAAAAGAAAGAATGGACAAACTACAGTGCCGCTGTATTTGCCAAACCGGGGACGCAGGCTGATTACTATCGCAGTGTTCTGGTTGAAGGCGGCGTTGTTGAAATTACCGGCGAAAACATCAAGGTTGATGTTTATCAGGGACAAAATGGTCAATCAATCACTCTTGAATTGCTGAACGCAAAAATTGGATTTGCAGCTTCAGGAAATAGCCCGCAGCAGCAAAGTAGTAACCAACAGAACACGCCTGTATACGACGATTCCATCCCCTTCTGATTTAGCAAAACAAGGAGTTAATTATGCCAGCGCCTCTATATGGTGCGGATGACCCGCGCCGCTGTTCCGGCAATTCCGTATCGGAGGTGCTGGAAAAATTCAGAAAAAACTACGACCTGATAATGTCGCTACCGCAGGAAACGAAAGAGGAAAAGGAATTTCGCCACTGTATATGGCTTGCAGAGAAAGAAGAACGCGAGCGAATTTACCAGACATCCATCCGGCCATCCCGCAAAGCCACTTACACCCAATTCATTGAAATAGACCCGCGCCTTAAAAATTACCGTTCGCGTTACGGCGCTATCAGCAATAACTGAGGAATTCATCATGAGAGGTTTGTCCTACGACCCCGGAATCCTTCCATCGGAAATGATTATTCGACACCGCTTCAAGCCCATCAACGATATTCCACGCGAAGAAATGCTTAAGCGAAATAGTTTTCCATCAGTGAATGAAAACAAATATCTGAATGCAATGTTTAGGAGGTGGAAGAAATGAAAGAAGTGAAAATATACACGATTGTCAGTGACCTGTTATCACCACCAATAACAGGGGAATCATTCTGTACTGATATGGTGCGTCATAGTGATTATGCGGAACTAGAGGCGAAATGTGTGGCGCTGGCGGCGGAATGCGAGAGCAAAAAGAGCGCGCTGGCGGCAATTCTTGAGCATTGTCCGGTAAATGATCCGGATATCGACAAGGCGGTCGTGGCGATGATCGCCTACGACAATCTGTACTGTGAGAAAACCCCAGCCACTGACGCTTTTCTGGCTGAGGTGCGGGCAAGTGCAATCCCTGAAGGTTACGCGCTTGTCCCTCAACAAATTTTCCTTGAGCCATCGGACATTGAGTTAATTTGTTCACAATGTGGTGACGGTCATGAATCCGGGTACGGTGATTTTACTGACGGACTGCTGTGGGTTGGCAACATTCAACGTGACGACGGCAGCATTGTTCATGGTCTGCATATCTCGTCAGCAGATTACACAGAAGAAGGCGGTGTAACAGTTTGCGAGTTCGCCGCCCAACCTCGTAAAGGCGGTGCGGTATGAACATCGACAAACGTGCGCTGCGTGAAGTGGCGGAGAAGGCGACAAAAGACCCCTGGAAGGTATTTTCTGATATCGATACTAAAACTTTTTCCATCCACACCCCGCGAGATAAGCGCTGTGAGAACGTTATTAAGTGGGGTGGGTTTGATTGTCAACCGAATGCTGAGGCCAACGCTGAATTTATTGCTGCATTTAACCCGAAAGTCGCGCTGGCGCTGCTGGATGAGAATATTCAACTCCAGCGGGAAAAAGACGCAATAGAGGCCGTGGCGCTGGCGCTGCGTGATGATATGCGACAGGCGCGGGAGCAACTGGCAGCGCTTACCGCTGAACCTGTAAGCCAAACTTACGAGTTGCCAGAATTAATCGAAGGCATGGAAGTATCGGTAGACGTCAGTACCTGCGATTTTGATGCTGGTCATCGCTATTTCGGTACTGTCACCGAGGTATCAGAACTTGATTCAGCTAAGAACGGTTACATCCTTCTGGTTCAGGACGCAAAGCCAAATTTCGATGTGAATGGCAACTCTCCGGTAATTCCGGATGGCTGGATAAGCTGTAGTGAGAGAATGCCTATAATTGGCGAGCTAAATTGGAGAACTAGTTTTCCTTTGCTGATTACGTGTGAGATCGGCGTTATACCAGCTTATTACGGCTTTGTGAGCGTTAATGGGGATAAGCATTATGGTTTTATGGAGAGTCTTAAATACGGAGACGATCGCGGCGACCATCCTCAAACTAATGAATATGGTCTGATTAGCAATGTCACACACTGGATACCGCTACCAGAACCTCCCATCTGATAGCGAATCTTATACATATCTTTTACATCAACAATCTATTGTTAATCTCCCATCAATGTTACTTTGTTATCTCACTCATGCTTTGGGGGTAGTGATATGTCTTGTCCAAAATGCGGTTCTGGAAATATTGCAAAAGAAAAGACAATGCGTGGATGGTCTGGAGATTATGTGTGCTGTGATTGCGGATACAACGACTCTAAAGACGCATTTGGAATGCGCGGTAAAAACGAGTTTAATAAAAATAATAAAGAACGCGAAAGCAACGAAAAAAGCTAAATTATTTATTCATATATGAAAACAATGTAACCAATATTCGAATTGAAGAACTGAAAGAACACCAAGCCGCCTGATGGCGGTTTTTTATTGGAGATAAGAAATGTCAGGCCAGAGCAAATATTACGACTACTACATGGTAGAGGGTGAGGATGTTAAGGAGCTTATCCAGTCATACGACACCATTAACGATCAACGAAATTCAATCCTAACCACAGCCGCTGAAAAGGTTGGTGCAATCGCATGGACTACAACCCGTAGCTGGGGTGGAGAAGGCGGACTTCTACAAAGCTTCGTTTGGGAAAAAGGATATGAATTCCCATGCCAGATAACAATCAAACGCGAGGATTTTTTTGACGGGAAGAGAGTTGTGATAGCGCGAGGAAAGGGAAACACAAAGGAAGGCCGCGCATACAACAAAGAGCTGGATGCAATCATGCATAACGCTAACGCTAAGCTAAAATCCTTGCCTGAGTGGAATTACTACATAACCAACCACTACGGGATTATGCGTACAGGAATTGGTGGTCAATCGGGCCGTGGACTTGGTTTCGCTATGTTATCAACGTATGGCGGTAAGCACCCGAAGCGCAATGATTGTCTTATTTTTGCAATACCAAATAACAAAGAAGAGAGGCATGGCGAAGTTGTTATCCCTGACGGCTTCAAGAAAATAACTTACGGGAAATTCTACGACATCGCGAATGAAGTTGAAGAAGAAGCTGTGGAGTAATCATGGAATCACACAGTCTCACACTCGATGAGGCCTGTGCATTTCTCAAAATATCCAGACCTACCGCCACCAACTGGATTCGCACAGGCCGACTACAGGCAACACGTAAAGACCCCACCAAACCGAAATCACCTTACCTCACCACACGACAAGCCTGCATTGCGGCGCTTCAGTCTCCGCTGCATACTGTCCAGGTGAGCGCGGGTGATGACATAAAAGAGGAAAGAAAATGTCCATCTTCCGCAGAGGTGAAATATGGTACGCGTCCTACTCGACACCGGGCGGGAAGCGAATTAAGGAAAGCCTTGGGACTTCCGACAAGCGGCTCGCTACTGAGCTACATGACAAGCGCAAGGCTGAATTGTGGCGAGTAGACAGGCTTGGCGATTTTCCTGACGTAACGTTTGATGATGCCTGCATGCGCTGGCTGGAGGAAAAGGCAGAGAAGAAATCACTGAAAGATGACCGCAGCCGTATGGCTTTCTGGCTGGCGCATTTTGAGGGAGTACGGTTAAAGGATGTAACCGAGCAAAAGATTTACTTAGCAGTAAACAAGATGAGCAACCGCAAGCAGCTTGAGATATGGAAAATAAAAGCTGCCGCGGCGCAAAAGAATGGAGAGCCAGCGCCAGTTTATTCAGCTAAACCGGTCACCACCTCCACCAAAGCCAAGCACCTGGCATTAATGAAGGCTATTCTGCGTACAGCAGAACGTGACTGGAAATGGCTCGAGAAAGCACCTGTAATCAAGGTGCCTGCTGTCAGAAACAAACGCGTGAGGTGGCTTGAGCGTGATGAGGCAAAAAGACTTATTGAAGAATGTCCGGAGCCGTTGAAATCTGTTGTTAAATTTGCGCTGGCAACGGGACTTAGGCGGTCTAACATCATCAATATGGAATGGCAACAGATCGACATGCAGCGTCGTGTTGCCTGGGTGAACCCTGAAGACAGCAAGTCAAACCGCGCTATTGGCGTAGCGCTAAATGACACTGCCTGTAAGGTATTGCGTGACCAGATTGGTAAGCATCATAAATGGGTGTTCGTGCATACTAAAGAAGGCATCCGGCCTGATGGTTCAAAGACGCCAACCGTGAGAAAGATGCGCGTCGATGACCAGCGAGCATGGAATGCGGCTTGCCGCCGGGCTGGAATTGAGGATTTCCGTTTCCACGACCTGAGGCACACATGGGCCAGCTGGCTGATTCAGTCCGGAGTTCCGCTTTCTGTTTTGCAGGAAATGGGGGGATGGGAGAGCATCGAGATGGTGCGCCGATATGCCCACCTTGCGCCGAACCATTTAACGGAACACGCGAAGCAAATTGACTCGATTTTCAGTGATGATGTCCCAAATATGTCCCATATGGAAAATAATGAGGGAATTAAAGAGGCGTAACCAGTTGATATATAATGGCGCGCCCTGCAGGATTCGAACCTGCGACCCACGGCTTAGAAGGCCGTTGCTCTATCCAACTGAGCTAAGGGCGCCTTGTGAAGTGAAGACTTCGTGTAGACGAAACGCGAGAATTATACGGTCAGGCACTCCTGAGTCAATGGCTTTTGTTCTGGTTGCTGACTAAGTGTACGAATATCGTCTTTTCTGGCGCAATGCCAGGTTCCAGGAAATCGCCTGGACACATCTCAGCACGCATAAAGTGGGAATTAAGGCCGCCAGTATTTAGAAAATCAATAAGTTTCTTTAATATTTCACCATGATTCACCTGCCGTGTAGGATATTTTTTATGCTGAGTATCGCTATTAAGGAACAAAACAGTCACTTTGAGCATGGTTTGAAAATCATCATGACGCGTCTGGCGAATCAATGGCAGCAGAAAATTGACTTTCTGCCGCCAGAAGAGATAGATAATGCCGATATCGCTTTCCTGGCCCTGGATGATGATTGGTTCAGCGCAGGCTGTTACCAGATACCTATGCATACCCAACATCAGCTACGGGTGATTATTTGTAATAAATGCGATAAAGAAAAGCTCATGTTCAGACCATGTCTGTATATGCTGCCGCATATTTATCGGGAAGATGATGTTGAAGAAATTACCCGGAAAATGATATTGATCTTACATAAACGAGCGCTTCGACATAGCGTCCCTTCTGGCATTTGCCACTACTGCACGACTCGTCATTTTTCAGTAACAGAACGTCACCTGTTAAAACTGATCGCCAGCGGTTATCATTTAAGCGAAACGGCCGCTTTACTTTCACTTTCTGAAGAGCAGACAAAGTCACTCCGCCGGAGCATTATGCGAAAATTACATGTTAAAACGGAGCAGCAGTTTTTAAAATATATTAGAGTTAACCTTCATTTCTTACTCAGTAAGTAAACTCACTTAACTTTTTACAAGGCTTACGAAATATCTCACCAATAATTAAGTAACGATACCTACAGGCATTTTTTTAACGCTGCCACAATGATGCCCATAATATCCTGATAGATTCAGGGGTCGAAAATATATGGCTGCATCATAAATGCCTGGAGGAGTGTTTGGTGGCACAGGGTACTTTGTTAAAGGAAAGGATAACTCCCCCACACCTGGCGTCTTCGCCCACACGTCATTCATATCTCAACAGCGAATTGTTAAAATCTGAGCCAATCGTTAATCTCTCAACTGCGCAATTAATCGGCTATGAGGTCCTGACGCAACTTCCGTCAGAACATGATAGCGAAGTTTTTTTTCAGCAGTTAATGCTGATGGAAGGCATTGAAACATCAGAGCAACGAAGCATTGCTTTTTACGCTGGTGCAACGATGGAACAAGGTTATTTATGGCCAGCCATATTACCAGATATATATTAG